ATTAAGTGCCGGTAATAGGTCACTAATATTAAAACTATCAACACCTACTGATTGGAATAATACTAAGCCCAGAAATGATCTTAGTGCTATTAAAGTTTGGTGTTCTACTACTGCTGGATTTACCCCTGGAGATACTAGCCTAGTATTTAGCGGACCTGTTAGTTCGTCTATAACTATTCCTAACTTATCAGATAATACCACATATTATGTTAAGTACGCTTTTATATCTAGCATTGATGCAACAGTATTTACATACTCTAAACAATATACACAAACAACACTTACTAGTACCAGCGGCACTAATGGTGCCTCTACTTATAGAATTTACATAGCTGCTGCAAACAGTAGTGCTACGCCTACAACGCCTAGCACTACTCAAAATGGTGCAACTCCTACTGGTTGGTCTGCTACACCAGTTACCTTAACCGGAACACAAGCACAGTTTCAAAGTGATGGTGTAACTCCTGCTGGTAGTACAACTACTACTTGGAGCACTCCTTATTTAAGTTATTTTAAAGTAGATACCTTAGAGGCAATTACCACTAATACCGGTAGCTTAACAGTTACTGGTACTTTTAAAGCTGGTACTGCTGTTATAAGCGGCACCACAATGACTGGGGCAGGTGGAGTATTATATAATGGTGGTAATTTTGCTTTTGGTGATTCTACCACAAATATTACCTATAATGGAACTACGCTTTCGCTTAACGGTCAAGTAGTTTATAATGGTAATATTCAACCACTAGCAGTAACTGGCGACAAAGTAGCTAGTGGAACACTTACAGCTGATAAAATTGATGCCAGAGGTTTAAGTATTAAAGATACTGCTGGTAATATAATTTTAAGTGCTGGTAGTAGTTTGGCTACAAGTAGTTTTAGTGGTAATGTTACTGGTAGTGTAAATGGTACCTCGGCTTCAACATTAGTTACTACTGCTAATACTGCAAACAGTACAGCTAATACTGCAAATAGTACAGCTAATACTGCGCTTAGTAATGCTGCTACTGCACAAAGTACTGCTAATGCTAAATTGGCTAAAAGTGGTGCAGATATACTAACAGGACCAATTAATTTAAATGCAGCAAATGCACTTACTGTAGGTACTCCCGCATTAGATAGTGTTAGCGGACATAATGGATTTTATATTGGTAGTACAGGCATTGTTGGGACTAAAAATGGAGCAGCTACTTTTACTTTAGATAATAATGGTAATGCAGTATTTGCTGGTTCATTGACTGCAGCTAGCGGTACTTTTGTAGGTAATGTTACTGGTAGTGTAGACGGTACTTCAGCTTCAACATTAGTTACTACTGCCACTACTGCTAGTACTAATGCCAGTAATGCTCTTACAAATGCTGCTACTGCACAAAGTACTGCTAATGCTAAATTGGCTAAAAGTGGTGCAGATATACTAACAGGACCAATTAATTTAAATGCAGCAACAGCTATTTTAGTAGGTACAACAAGTGATGGGCTTTACTTAGGTAATACAGGTATTGTAGGCAGAAAAGCAGGAGCAACTACATTTTCAGTAGATGCTAGTGGTAATGCTATATTTGCTGGTTCACTAAGTGCTGCTACAGGTAGCTTTGCTGGTTCATTAAGTGCTGCTACGGGTACTTTTGGTGGTAATGTTACGGGTAGTGTTGATGGAACTTCTGCAACAACACTTGTTAGTACAGCTAATACTGCTAATAGTACTGCTAATACTGCTAATAGTACTGCTAATACTGCTAATAGTACTGCTAATACTGCTAATAGTACTGCTAATACTGCTAACAGTACGGCTAATACTGCACTTACTAATGCTGCTACTGCACAAAGTACTGCTAATGCTAAATTGGCTAAAAGTGGTGCAGATACATTAGTAGGACCCATTAGTCTAACTGCAAGTAATGCTATTTTAGTGGGCACAATAAATGATGGGCTTTATTTAGGCAGTACGGGTATTGTAGGTAGAAAAGCCAGCCAAACTACTTTTGCAGTAGATGCTAGTGGCAACGCAATATTTAAAGGCGATTTAACTGGTGCAAGTGGAACATTTACTGGTAATTTAACCGTTGGTAGTTCTCCAGCAGTTAGTGGCACTACTATGACTGGTAGTGGTGGAGTAATTAATACTGGTGGAACTTTTGCACTTGGTAATAACACAACTAATATTGCTTTTAATGGTAGCGTATTAACCTTAAATGGTAATATTGTTGCCACTGGTAATATTGTTGCTAATGCTGTTACTACTCAAGGTGGTAGTAGTGCTAATAATACAATTCAAAATACTTCATATTATAGATCTGTATATGGTGGTAGATGGTTAGGTAGTGCTCCTGTGTACGCTGCAGGTTCTAGTAATTTATGGGCTGTAAAACTATTACAAGGTAGTTATATTTTATTTCCAGCAACTGGTACTACTAGTTGTAGTGTTAATATACAATTTCAAGTACTTACTGCAGATCCTTATGGAACAGCCGGTGAAATTAATTACTATCTCTTTAGGTGTTATGATGGTAATACTGCAAATGATGTATGGGTTGGTAATGTTAATTCAAGTTTTATAACTGATCAATTTACTATTAGTTCTGATACTCAAGTTTTTTATACTGTGTATGGGTATGATCAAGGACAAGGATCGGCTGATTTTAAAACTAGAACCTTAATGGCTACTGGGTTTAAACGATAATATGAAAAATTATATACTTTATAATAATATAACAGGTGAAATATTATATTCAATAGTTGCAGAAAGTGTTGAGCAACTTTCTCCTGTATTAGATAATACTACTTATTTAGAAATAGCAGGTTCTATTGATAATGGAAAATATTACCTTAATTTAGAAACTAAACAGCCCATAGCTTTTTCTGATAAACCAGACCAGTATCATACTTGGAACTGGGATATTAAAAGCTGGCAGGATGTCAGAACTGATCAAGAAAAGTATAATCAAGCTGCTAAATTAATAACAGATCGACGTACGCAGCTATTAACTGCTAGCGATTGGATAGTAGTTAAAGCTATGGATCAGGGTACCACAGTTCCTGAAAACTGGCACACTTATCGTCAACAGCTTCGTGATATTACACAGCAATCTGGTTATCCATTTACAGTAACCTGGCCCGCATCGCCTCAGTAATAAATAAAAAATACCTGCTCCGAAAGGGGTGGGTATTTTTTTATATTGACACCAACATGCTGGCATGATATAATATAACAAAATTATTATGCTAAACCTTTTTCTATGGTAATAAATTTTTACGGACCACGCCTATGAATCCAGATGATACATTATCAGTCGCGCATTTACTAGGCGGCACTTTTGCTAGTTTGTTAGTATTCGGATTTTTGCTTCAAAAATTCTTTACAGGTTTTAAGCGAGAAAGTACAGAAAATTCAGTATTAAATATGATGCACCAAGAATTGGAACGCATGAGCGAGCAAAATACAAAGCTCAGTACAGAACTTGGCAAACTACAAGAAGAAGTTATTGAGTTGAATCAACAAATACGTAATTTAACTACCGAAAATCAACGATTGCATGCAGAGATTTCTGAGCTAACCAAAGAGATCAGCAAGCTTAAAGACCTTAGTATTGTCAAGCACAAGGAGACAACATGGCACGATCAAGATTAACTGATCCTACCTTAGATTTAGTAACAGATGCTGGTGCCGTACTGTGGTCCATGGTTAAAGGCGAGCAACTAGAATTCCCGATTACCCTAAATTTTATTAGTGATGCAAGCGTTAAAAGCAGTGGTAACTATAATTACGAAGCAGTTGTTGTAGAGGCTAAAAACATTGTAGGACAGGGTGACAAACCCACACTAGTACAACCTAATGGCGTTACTACCAGATTATTTGTTAGGCTACCAAGGTATATTGGAGTCTGGGCAGCTAATCAAGCCTACAATAAAGAAGAAGTAATTCTTTACAATGGTGTTTACTATAAACTCTTAGCAGGTATTGCTAGAATTAGCGCCATTACACCCGATGCGGATGCTTTGTGGGAAGTTACTACCCTAAATAAAATTTATGTACAGTTTCCTAGTACACTAGCAACTGGCTGGGCAGTGCAACCACTAACAGACAGTGCAACTTATGGATTTTTTGAGTTGCGTGTAACTGAACCTACAGACGCAGTTTTTACCCGCACATTTAAACCTGTGCGTGGAATGGTAGAAATCTTATTTAGTCCCACTGACGAAACTGCTGACATACCTAATCAAAGTACCTAGTAGAGGAACAGTATGGCTTCAGAACTTGATGTGGTAGTTGTAGTCCCAGAACTTACTACTAGTGTAGAATATCCTGGCGTAACGACTAGTGTTAATAATCTTGGCGTACAGCCAAATGGCAAATCAAGTTTAACTACTGGTGTAACCATTGATGGTTTAAGTACAGCAGTTACTACACCAAGTTTAAGTAGTGCCATACAACAAGAAGTTCCATTTACAGCAACAGTAACTGGTGTTGTTGGTTCCATAGCAACACCAGGTTTATTTACTAGAGCCCTAGATAGTGTTACTATATCTGCTCCGGCATATATATCGGTAAGAAAGCCTTTTACAGAAACTATTCAGATAGCAGATAGTGTACTGGTATTTTTACAATTTAATCGTAATATACTAGATACATTAATTACTATTAATAGTATTCCAGTATTTCAAATTAATTCTGTAGTTGAAAATACAGCTACCAATTCTGACGCAGTATATAATCAATTTTTAAAAGTAGCTGAAAATCAAAGTACTAGTTTAGCTGAACTAAGTTATTATCAAGCTATTAAAGTATTTGAAAATACTTTAGTAAATAATAGTTACGCTAGTTTAGCAATTACAAAACCACTGACTTCTAGTGCAACTATTTCTGATAGTAATAATATTGTTACTATTACAAGTTATATTAGGAGTTTTGAAGAGTTAGTAGATGCTACAGATGATTACTATGGTGCTGCTACTATTGGCGAAGATGAATATGCCAGCTTTAATAAAATTGTTGTAGATAGCATACAAAGTGCTGAAGTTACTAGTAAATATATTGCTAATGTATTAACCGACGTCAGTCAAACTGCTGAACAAAATTACTATCAATTTACTAAATTATTATTTGATTATAAT